GATTATCCGTCAGTACACTGGGTTGGGTTTGGTTGAGTCCAAGAATGCTTATGAGTCTGCCGGGGACTATGGCAGTAAGGTTACACTTAAGGTTAACCCCAAGGATCGCCGGAACATGATTGATGAATTGCGCCAGAATGGGATGATTGTTTCATGATTATATATAAGATTCGAAACACTGTTACCGGAAATTATCTCACCGGCACTCCCACTTATCACAGTTGGGATAAGGATGGTCGTATATTTCTTACTCTTGGTAAATTGCGTACATTTCTAACCATCATTCTCAAGGCCAAGAGAGCAGTGAGTAACTGGGAAATCGTGGAGCTTGAATTGACCGAACAATCGGTCAAGGGCGTTCATGAAATTATTAAGCCTGAACAACTTATCAAATTGTTAACGAAATAATTATTTAACTGTTTTATTAATAAAGGAAATATACTTGGGAATAAACACTCATTACTATACTGTGTATGGTGTTAAAATCAATAGCTATGATAAAGAGTTATCCGAAGAAATGTACGGTGACGGTGACAAGTACGATATAGTAAAAGCTTCTGCTGACCTTGATGTTATCATGGATGATATGGGTGGTAAATACATGATTTTTGGAAAGATTCTATTTGATTCAGGCGATCTACGTTGGAATGAGTTTAAAGACACTTTTGTTGAAATTAATCCAACATATTTAAAGAGTTATAAAGTAAAAGCTATGCAAGAATTCAAAAAGCTTTTACCAGATTTTTTCCATTATCTTGATGGAGAATGGAAGTTAATGACCTTTATGCATTTGAGTTAACATGAAACTTCCAGTTAACTACAACGAATTAACTCAGTCCGAACGCCGAAAAGTTAGAGAGCTATATTGTCGGTTACAGGACTGGAAATGCCTTCACTGCAACACTAGTTTGGTGCATGAACCAGCGGATTTTATAAAAAACTTACACGTTGATCTTAAATTGTTTCCACCAAACTTTTTAAAACACCCTATTCATTTGCACCATGATCATAATACTGGAATGACTATTGGTGCAGTACACGCTAGATGTAATGCTGTACTTTGGCAATATCACGGAGAATAATATGAACACTCGTATCAAGGAACTTGCTGAACAGGCTGGATATGTGCCACTAAATCCCCGCGCCTTTGCTGATGATTTACCGGACATTTTACTACAAAAGTTCGCAGGATTGATAATTCAGGAATGTATTGATGTTATTATACAGCAGCGTGATTCTGCAAACCTTAATTATAAACCTAGCGAACGATATGCCGATGCACTTCGCCAACATTTTGGAGTTAAATCATGAACAATGAAATTAGAATAGCGATGCAACTTTTTGAAAACAAGCTGGCTTCTTTCTGGCAACTCGATGGAGAGATGCAGCAGAATGATTGGGATGATGATAAATTCTTCAGGATGGAAACAAGGCAGCGTACCTTGCAAACTGAAGTTGATCGTGCCCGTGACAATCTCATTGCAGAAATCAATAAACTTGAACAGCGCGTCATAGAAACGGGCTGGGAAGATCGTATGGGTGGACAGTTCACTCAGGAAGAAATTAATAGAGGTGATGTGTGGGGAGTTTAATCATTGCTTTTGCATTTTATTTGTTAATAACTACTATGACATTCCTATTACATAATGATGATTATGATATTACGACAAAAGAACAGAATTATAATATTATTTGGTGGCCATTGTTTCTTTTGAAGTTTTTTCTCAAGCATCTTTATTTTTCGTTGAAGCATGTTCTGTTTACTGGTTGGAAAAATTAAACGTGGATCATAAAGGATATCCATTCTGGCAAGTTCAGTCTATGGTTCCGGCTGAGGTTGTTCGCAGTTTTACTAAAACGTGTGAACGTGAAGATTGCACCGTTTCCTTTCGTATAAGCGAAACCACATGCATGACAACTGCTAACTGGTATGACAAGAATGGACTCTTGCATATTGAAGATCATAATAGTTTTACTGGAAAGATATGTTGCAGAAAATGTTGGCGTAGTGGCATTATAGACAATAACGGCCAACTGCTAGAAGAACATAGGATATACAGCAATCATAATAAAAAGTGAATGGTAGCAATAATGACACTGGAAGCATGGTTTGAAAAATTTGGTGACAATATTCCTTTTAGCGAAAAGGAAATAGGCATATCTTGGGAACTACTTTCATATTTCTGGGATATTGCTTATAAACAAGGCATTGAAGATGGAAGTCGTGCCGAAATTGAATGGAATGGCTATTTGGATAGGTTAGAATAATGGCAAGAGAACATTTATTTAGTATAACAGCAAACGATTTTGACTGGTCTTATACCAGAGGAACCGGCAAGGGCGGGCAAGCAAAAAATAAGACCAGTTCCGCTGTTCACTGTATGCACCGACCAAGTGGTGCACATAGCTACAGTGAAGCAAGCAGAAGTCAGCGTGATAACAAAATAGACGCATTCAAAAAAATAATAGAAACTAAAGAATTTAAAAATTGGTTTCGTCTTGAAACTGCTCGCAGGACCGGAAAGCTTATGGAAATTGAAGAAACTGTCAATAGAGAAATGCGTAACATCATAGTTGAAGTAAAAGACCAAGATGGACGCTGGGAAAAAGTAGATAAGGATGACCCATTAGATGAATCCGGAATTTGACCAACATCTTAGAGAAAAATATCCACTAATTTTTAGTGGAAAATGTGAAATGAGTGTGGGCGACGGCTGGTTTGACATCATTGACAAACTCTGTGCTAACATTCAACATCACATAGATAACGTTGCTAAACAACGCGAGTGGGCAATTGAATGGAATGAAGAAGTAACCGATCCTGTTAATGATTGGTCAGATAGATCATTCGTCAAGCGTGAAGAAAGAAATGTCCCTGAACTTGTTGAGCAAGTTGTAGCTACTCAAATTAAGGAAAAGTTCGGTACTTTGCGCTTCTATTATATTGGTGGTGACGATTATATTAGGGGCGTAGAGGCAATGGCAGATTCAATGTCTGATGTAACTTGCGAAGAATGCGGTTGTCCTGGTAAAAGACATAGCACTAAAAAGAAAAGATGGATAAAGGTACTGTGCGATAAACACGCAGAAGAACAAGGATATATTGAAGATGAATCTTGAAGCCGAGGCTTATGAAGGCGAGCTTATCAAGCTCCGTGAAGACGTTGAGCGATTTCAGAAGGGGTATGAAGCAGCGATGAAGATCGTTCGTGCTACGTACCCTGACAAGTTTCCTGACACGTATTTTATCTGCGGGGAACTCGGTACTAAAGACGATAACAACATGCCAGAAAAAATTATGGTATGTCCGGCATATGGCTGCGATTTCTCATATTTGTATGAGCGCAGCGAAACAGTTACAGGCCCAGAGTGGTAAGGAGAATTGATATGAGTAATAAGGTTACGGTTGAATTGAATTGGGAAATGATTGATGAGATCGTTGTCGGTCAGCTCCGCGAGACTAGGGAATCGCTAAAGAATGATCTTGGACAAAGTTCTAACGTTTTTGTTTGGGGTGATCCGGAGGCAGATGATGCCGAAATCCAAAAACACATTGATGCGACTGAGTTGCTTTTAAAGTGGTACACAACACCAGAACAACTCACTGACATGGGACTTAAAGATGACTAAGATAGCACTGGCAAGTGACCTTCATATCGAGTTTGAAACCATCACCCTTCCTAATACCGAAGGGGCGAAGGTTCTTATTTTGTCCGGTGACATTGTAACCGCTTATGCTTTGCATGAGCACCCAACGGTCACTACCCCATCTGATCCCAACGTGATTTGGAAGCCGGGGCCGCAACAGCTTCAAGCTCTTCGGTTCCGCGAGTTCTTCCATCATGTCAATACGGAATATGATCATGTAGTCATGGTTAACGGCAACCATGAGTTCTATCATGGTCGCTATCCTGATGCATATGATTGGATGACCACAGAACTTTCCCAATATCCCAATATCCACTTTCTTAACAAAAGTCATATTGAGATTGATGGTGTAACATTTGTTGGTGGTACTCTTTGGACAAACATGAACAAGCGTGATCCTGCTACCCTTCAACTGATTGAGGGTATGATGAATGATTTTAGGATTGTTCGTCACAGTCAACATAACTTCCGGAAGCTTCTTCCTATTGATACTGTGTATGATCATGAAAAAACTCTTGCTTATATCCAGCAAGTAGTTGATGGTGATCCCATGAAGAAGTATGTTGTGGTTGGGCATCATGCCCCTACTCCATTGAGCATTCACGAGAAGTACAAGAAAGACTTCTGGATGAATGGTGGATATCACAGTGACTTGTCAGAATTTATTCTGGATAGACCACAGATTGCTCTCTGGACATGCGGCCATGTCCATAATCCACATACATATTATATGGGTGACACCTTGGTTGCCGCCAACCCCAGAGGTTATGCAGGACACGATCCAGAAGCTGCTAACTTCAAGTTGCGCTATATTGATTTAGAAAATATGCCTGCTAAGTTTGACGGAGTTAACTGGTCAAGGGATTAAAGTCTGCCTCGGGACCATTCAGGTCCGGGGCATTCACTTGCCATCGTAGATTTAGTTCCATTATTCCACCATTTTGTTCCTGCTGTATGAGGGTTGGGTTTATTCTTTTTAGGTGACTGCAACCTTCCCTTACTATACCCATCGGGAATAATACCATGTATCATCATTTCATGTGTTCCATTGTTAACCCAAACCTTTCCTCGTTGCTTGTCAGTGCCTATTTTTGCTCCGACATTATCAAAGGATAGCCGCCCAAGAGTAAACGAATCATTAGGAGGAGTCTCTACGAACACTTGCTCTACACCGTTGTTCCACCATCTACGAAGCTTGTTCTCCTCAACCATTCTAGGTATCCATTTCAGATAGTTTTCCGTTTTGCTCGTGTCACCACCATCACCGGTTTCTGGCCTTAGATTAGCCCACTCGTCACTTTCCACAATGTTCCATAGATCACTGTAATATGAACCCCAGTGAGTCATTTCTTCTTTGGTTGCACACTCTTTGATGATTTCAGTATGCAGGTCAGTTCCGTGTTTTTCTAGGTGAGTTAACCAACGAGTACCAGAACCGCAGTAGGTAAACGGATTCTTTTCTGTTTTGCCTAGATACTGCAAACCAGTTTTGTTGTGGGTCTTCTTATACAAATAAATAGTCATAGCTGATACTCCGTTACAGTGTTAGAGTAGTTGGGGAGGTGAGAAACCCGCGAACTACATCTTTATTTATACCTTTTTGTTTGACATTACCCTTAGTTTTTGTTACATTGTAGTATGAAGTTTACTATTGACATTAAACAGTATACCGAGTTGATGCGATACTATTCTCCTGATGGCGTAACTTTGGATGGTAAGATTACCTTGAATAGACTTGCTCAGGATTACGGTATCAAGTTTTCCGGTATCAAGTTTTCAACAATGCATCTAGCAGGTGAGGGCTATGTATTTGAGGCACTGGACCCAAAGCTCTATACTATGTTTGTGCTGCGGTGGCTATGATGGGGGATACTCGCATTGTGTGCAACCCGCGTGGATATTATGGACATGATCCTGCTGCTGCTAATTTTAAACTAAAATTTTTGGAGATTTGACATGGATATAATTTGGGAAGCATCACTAGACAACCGATACGATTGTAAGGTTGAGCGTATCGATAAGTCCAATGGTCGGTTAACTGTAATAGATACTACCAATAACAAGCTATTGCTTGATAATAAAGTCGGGTTGATGTATGGTTCTGTGTTTG